GAAATGTCCTTATTATTTGGTAGTGGTTTGGCTAATTTACCGATTGCTACGAGTTGGTAGTTATCATTGTATAAACCTATTGTAGTTATGTATGGTTCAAAACTTGAACCTGTGGCAAAATCTTTTAGATATTCAGAGTTTATATCATTTTCTTTTTTTAGAGATGGGTTATTACTAATCATAAATTGTCCCTCTCTAACCGTACAAGTTGTTTCATATTGATAAAAAGATACTTTGTTATCAAATTTAAGGTTCCAACCATTTGAACCAGTTGCTATAAAAACCTTATCATATGAACTTGAGGGATTTGTAACTGCTATAGCACCATCTTTGTAAAATACATTTCCTATTCTGTTTGTACCAGACGGGTTGTTGTATAAATTTTGTATGTTGGTGTAACTCAGACTTGAACTGTAGAGTCTTATATCGTCCATAGAACCACTAAAAGAGTCATCCCATACATTACCACCACTCCCTCTACTTGCAATAAATAAATCAGATTCATTACGAGTATTATCGTCTGTACTATCAGATGAACTTGCGTGTAAAACACCATCTACATATATTTCTAACGAACCAGTATTTCTTTGTGCTACAACATGGTGGTATTGTCCATCATTAAAAGATTGTGTAGTCATTGTACTTGGTGTAAACATACCACCTCTTCTTGAAAAATTTATTTTTCCTTTATTAGCAGAAGATTGATTGAATGTTGTAATTTCAAATGGAAATTTTGATGATGTTGCAAAACTTTGTGAAAGTATACCTGGTTGATTTTGTTGATTCTCTCCACCTAAGTTTTCATTTATTGTTGCTATCCCATTACCATTTTTACCTACAATAAAGTTAGATGTGTTTGTAGTATATGATTGTGATGGTGGTATTTTTACCCACATAGATATTGCAAAATCATAATCTTTTGGAAAATCAAAATATTTTGAATCTGGTATCTTACCGTAACTTTTTGAACCACTAAATTTTGATGCTAATCCCCATTTACCAGTTTCATACGATACGTTGTATAAACTTAAATCTGTATCTTCTCCACTTTTTGCTACTATACCTTTTTTATCATTACTCTCCATATACTCTTCTAATTTTTTATTCGTGTCTTTTAATTCCAAAGATAAATTTAAACCATCAATAAATTCACCGTTGAAATTAAAATGAGTGACTAAAGAAGAACTTGGTGCTAAGTTAGTTACTGAATTGTCAATTAGGTTTCCTTTTTTATCGTCACTTAAAGTTCTTTCTGTTCCAGTACTACTATCTGTAATCGTTATTGTACCTGGAGTAAACCCCTCTCCTACAACATTATATGGAATTGATATTAAACTTACTCGTGAACCAAGAAATCTATCCTCGTCATCATTATTACCACCAAAACTTTCAAATGGGTTTTGTGAACCATAAAATCTATTTTTTATAAAATGGTAATTTACATCAGTTCCTTGTCCGTTTGATGTTAATCCATATGATGTTTCTATTGCATTTTGTGTATATCCAGATGCTGATATATTGTGTAGATAAAACCCTTGTTCTTGAAACCGAACTTGTTCATACTCTCCACGAAACATTTTTGCTCCGATGGTTGTATATGTCTGGTCTGTTACAGAAAAAGTTTTTGTCGCTACAAATGGTGTTACTGAAAAATCACCTGGGTCTATTGATTGGAATACTTTGATGTCCATACATAGTCATATTAGTAGTCAAGTTTAACTTTGACTAACAACTCTTTTGCAAATGATTTAAGTATTGGTTTAGATAATTTTGAAACCGCCAACAATTGATTTGCATCGTCATATAAACCAACAGTAGTTATAAATACTCTTGGGTCATCTTTCATTGTTGAGAACCTAAACGAACCATTTGAACCACTTGTAAAAGTTGGGTTATTTGAGTAGTTAAACTCTTGGTTTCTAACTCTAACAAAGTAATGAGTTGAAGTTACATCTTCTTCATTTCTTGCTTGGAATCCACTTCCTGCTGCACCTGATGCACTTATTGCAGTATGAAACTTAAATGTATTATCATTGTGAGTATTTGAACCAGAACCGATACCACCAGTAGGGCCTCCAGTTCTTATATCAATATCTAATCCATTACCTGCTCTAAACTGACCTGCGTTTAATACTAATATACCTTGGTCTGGATAAAATAATCCAAGACCACCACCAGTCTGTGAGTCTGCTGCTGTATTAATCCCAGAAGATATACTACCACTAACTATATTGAAGACTCTACCAGCTTCGTTAATTGTAGGATTAGTTGTTGCTCCACTATCATCAATAAAAGTTCTAAGACCACCTTTATTTTCTGTTCCAGAACTACCACTAATTGTAAACTGCCAATTACCTGGGTCAACTTTTTCTTTTTGTCTTGCTCTTTCAAAATTCAAGATAAAAATTTCATCTGAATTTATAGAACCTGCGAATGTGAATATTCCATCATTTGCTGCTAATAAAGTCTGTGCGTATTGAGAATAAACAGCCTTGGTTGGTTTATCTACATTTACTATCTGAGAACCACTACCTTGTCTATGTCCATATGCAAGAGCATATTGAACTGCTGAACCAGAAGTACCAAGTTCAAAATTTGATACATCTAAAAAGTACCTTGCGTTACTTCCACTTTGTGTAGAACCAGTATGAAATGTATTAAGTGTACCAGTTCCATCTGACCATATACCTGCTGATACTGCTTCTTTGACATTACCAATAACATCAGATGCGGTATCAAATCGTGAATAGACTTTTCCATTAGTCATTCTCTTCTTTTCTGTTTCAATAGCCCTTAGTCTTTCTTGTACTTGTGCTTCTACTAATGCTTGTACATTGACATTTCCACCAAGTTTTTTGTTTTTTCTTTTACCCTTAGTCCCACCTTTGAAATTTATTCCAGTGATACCACTTAATGCAGGAGTATCGGGGGTTTTGTTTTCTGCTTGCTCAAGTGTCTGTTCAATGACTTCAGAAACTGCTTCTTGAGGGTCTCTTCCCTCTGCTGCTGCTTGTTGTGCTAAATCTGCTAATCCTTGTGCTGATAATACGAATTGTCCCATTACTTACTCCTTAATGTCTTAAGTATTTTCTACGATTAATTTCTTAGAAGTAACATTGATTGATGCTTGACCACCCGTCTCATTACCGATAATAGTTAATTTTGTTGTTAAGTCTGTGTCTGTTTGAGTTTTGTAACTCAATGTAAAAGTCAAACCAGTTACTGACACACTTTCTCTCACTTCTGAATCAGATAAGAATGTCGGCTGTGTTAATGAATCACCACCTGGTGATGGTGTTTGTACTGACAATGTTGCTATATCACTATTATGTAAGATTGCAGTATAACCAAGGTTTGAATTTGGTTGAAAAATATCACCTGGTGTAGAAGTTATTGGTTGAACTGGTATATTCACATCTTGTGGCCCGTTCAAAGTTATTGCTCCACCTGGTATTGTAATCTGTGGGATTCTTGGTGTACCTTTTGGTAAGGTAACCATTTTATATCTCATAGTTGTAGTTTCATCAGGTGATGCTTCCAACATAGGTAGGTTTTCTATTGCAATACCATAGTAATCAGTACCAAGTGGATGTGCTGGATTATATAATGAATAATCAACCTCATCATCTGCTAATGCAAACTTAGTAATGTTAAATTGGTTATTTCCTTTGGCTAATAGTTCACGACCCTTTTTGGTTAGTATAGCATCAACTATTACTGAAGAGTTATCTAAATATCCCATGATTTGTTTCTCCGAAATTATGTAATTTTAATCATAAATAAATATACAAGTTGTCAAGTTTTTGGTCATTTTACTTCACTTTTAAATTACCACCTTTGAATCCAGGTTTCTTAACCCTAAGTTTTCTTGGGTTGGTTTCTTTTATTTCTACTACTGGACCACCATCTATAGTAGTTTCATCTGAATTTTTTGTTCCTATATAAAATGCTCTGTCTTGGCCAGGTCTATAATCTTGAAATTCAGCAGGTTCAAGTGATTGTGAATATGCGTGGAAATGATTATTTAAGTGACCAAGTCTTTGGTCTAAAGAAGCACTTATTGAAGATGAAAAGAATAATTGTTTCTTTTCGTATAATGTAGACTTTCTTGAACCAGTTATAACACTACCCATTGGTTCTTTTTGGTCGGGTCTAAAGGATGAATAGAAAAATTGGTCATTAAATTCACCTTGACCAACACCACCAGATTTTGATGGTATTAAAATTGTTTTGTTGTATACAGAACTTTTTTGAAATACCGTTCTATTATCTTGTATAAAATTTCCGTCTTTATCAAAATCGGTTTTACTTGAAGTTATAAATCCAGTAAATTTTCTAAATTCTCCAGTTTGATTTTTACTTAATGTAGTATCAAAAGTTCCAATATAATTTCTTTTCTCAGATTTTATTTCTGAAATTAATTTTTTCTCAAATGTACCATTATAACTTCTTTGTTCTCCAAACAATTCTGAAATTAATGTTTTGTCAAAAGTACCTATGTAATTTTTCTTTTCTCCCGTAGGTGTTACTATACCATTTTCTTCACTACCAACATCTATTGTATCGTCATAGAACAATTCTGATGGTATGGGTTTGTTCATTACTTTTTGTTTATTTCTTTCAAGTAGATGTGATTCAATATAAAATCCTACAGTAGATTTTGCTCTTGCTGGTAACATTTTTTTAATCTGTCTGAATAGTGATTTATCAAATCTTGATATAGTTCTTATAAAAAGACTATAATTAAATGAACCATTATATCTTCTGAAAAAATATTCTTTTAGACTTTTTAATTGTGGATATCCTTGACTATATTGGTCATCTGGATTAGCAATAAAACTATCTAAATCACCACCACCTAAATCAAATAATATATCTCTATTTATCATTTCAATTGGTGAAAAGAAAACACCAAGTTTATTAGAGTCTACTGGAGCAAAATCAAATGAACTAACCTCACTTCTTCTAAATGGAGATAGATTTCCAAACTCTAAACTACTTGATTCAATTCTAACTTTAGTACTTGATAATCTCTCTGGTCCAATATTTGGAACTGGGGTAAAATAAGTTTGTTCATCAAATTCAAAATCTCCAGCCGTAGTACCAGTAAAACCAGACATTGTTGCGTATCCCCACAAATCATCTCTATCATACTGACCATCAAGTGAGAATGTTGGGTCTGTTGCAAAAGTAGAAGATGATAAGAAAGACCATCTACCAAGTAAGTCACTAAATGAACTTGTTAGATTGTTGCTAATTACTGCCCTTGGAGAAAGAGTATGTGTATCTATAACACTACTACTTAGTGCTGATTTCCAAAGTCGTATTTCTTGAAATGAACCAGATGCTCTATGTGTTTGTATACTACTACCAGAAGTTGAAACACTTCCAGAATAAGTAGATGTAGCAGAAGTACCAGTTCCTCCAAAAACTAACCTTGTATCCGTTGAGTATTGTTGAAATAAATTGTTATGCTCAACTGAATCTAAATCTATGGATAGTGAAGATGTAAGTGCTACTTTTCCATTGTTGAATTTTTTAACATGAAGTTTTAGTCTGTCTACAAATTGACCAGTTTCATTTGTTCTCTGTTCTCCACTTGATGAAACTCTTGTTAATGCTATGTTATAATGTTCTCCTTCAAATATAGGTAATACTGAAGACGATTCAAATACATATCCAGAACCACTCTTTACTGCAAGAAAAACCCTTCCCATATCAGAATCATTAGCTATATCTTTTTGGTATCCAATTCTCCAATGGTCATTACTTGGTGTATTTCCATCATTAGAACTAACTAATGTATAATTATCATTTCCTTCTATTCTATTTGCTTTAAATCTAAATTCTAAAGTATTTGGATATAAACCACTTCTACTACTCGTTTTCCAAGGTATTATAATTTGTTCATTTTGACTTACTCTTACAGACCCATCAAAGAAATCTTCTTGTAAGTATTCGTCTTTACTCTTCATTACTTTAGGGCCACCATACTCTTTTATTCTAAGTATTGTAGTAGGTATACCATAACAATTTATTAAAGCTCTTAACGATTTTTCAGTTCCTTTTCCCTTGTATAATAAAGGTAAATTATTTAAAATTCTTTTTAGTATTTCTTGTGTTACTTTTTTCTTTGGTAATGATTTTAATGTACCAGTTGATTGATAACTTCCAGACACATTATGTCCATACTCATAATCCCATATATCATCAAATGTTGTACCACTAAATAATTCAGCTCCCATATTTTTTGCTACATGATAAATTAATTCACCTGCCATACCTTTATCAACACTATTACTTCTGTCTGATATCTTACTTATATGTGATGCGTATTGAAATAGTAAATCAAAGTGCTGTCCGTACATATTAAAGAAAGACAACATTATATTGTTTCTTGAATCTGATTTTATATGTTCTGGTGTATTATTTAAAAATCCACTACCATTTACTGTGTCATACAAACTTGCACTTGAGTATTGTCCAGTTTGGTCATTAGCATTACCTAACCAATTTACTACTTGTGAAGATGTTACTGAATATAGTAAATATGGTTTTGCACTATTTTGTTTAGGCCAGGAAGCATTAAACTTCTGACCAAATGAACTACTTTCATAACTTGAACTTTCAAAGTATAAATACTTTTCATAGTTTGTAAGTTTATTTACTACATTGTTTTTCTTAGTTCTTAAATTTGAAATATCTGCTAATACTTCTGTTGAACCAGTTGCACCACCAGATGTTTGTAGAGTTTTTATATCTAAATCATATGATTCTACTAACTCCATTTTATAAGAAAAGTTCTCTAACCTTTCATGAGCAGAACTATACTTTACGAACTCATTGTAATCACTATAATCTATATTTAATTCTATACCACTAAAAGAACCACTTAAGACATCTCGTAATACTTTATCGGATGTATCTCCTTGAGTACTTATTAAATCATTGAATGTTTTAAAATCACCATCATTCCCAATTTGTTTTCCTAAATCAACGTCATAATTTGGTTTTCTTAATTTTTTTGTGTTACTTTTTAATTTAGAGTCTCGTAAGTCAATTGTTGTTGTTTGTGAATTTCTTATCTTTTGGTATACATATCCTTGTTCAAGTTCTTGTATACTCTGGTCTAATGGTGTTGCTAATTTTACGGAAAATTCTGCTATACCACTTTCGTTTAATGTACTAAAAAAGTTTACTACTTGAAACCTTCTCCCAAAATCAAAATCTAAAAATAACTCGTCTATAACACCTTCTTCAGTTATAATAATTCCATTGTTTACCGATACGGCTCTTTTTTCCGCCATAGTACCATCTGGAAAAACTTGAAATTGTGATATTTGGTCATTTACTACTTGACCACTACCATCAGATACTTCTCTTGCTGGTCTAAGTAATAATTCATCTCTTGATGTTGATATTGAGTCTATATACAATGCTCCGTTTTCAGACTCTGGGTGATTTCCTACTAACAATCTAATATAGTCTATTTCAACTTCAAATTCTGCGGAAGTGAATCCTATGTTATTTAGTATTTCTTTTGTCTTTACAGTTATTTCACCACTCTTACCAGGAGATTGTTTAAATAGTTTTGATGGATGGCTACTACCAAGATAGTTTTCTGTTAAATCATATATGTGAACAAGTACATTGTCTGATGTTTTATTACCAAATATGCCAGCAGGATATTCTTTTACAGAAGTAATATTCTGTTGTGACTCTTGTAGTTCACCCTCTAATGTTCCGTCAAGTCTTGAAATTTCAGCCATTATGAACCACCTTTGTTAAAAGTAAAATTACCAGTTGTCTGCCTTGAACTAAAAGAAAAATTACCAGTATTATCTCGTGTTATAAAATCAAATTGTATCCCAACAGAAAATGTATGTGCTCCATCAATTACGCCTCCCGCTCCCATTGGTAAAAGTGTCTTAAATGGTAAGTTCTGACTATCCATTTTAAGTTTAAAAGAGTCCCCACCATTTAAAGTAAACAAACCATTAACTCCACCACTATACTCAGTATAACCAGAAATATCTGCAAGGTTTAGATTTCCTACTCCACGAGACATTCCTTGCTGCCAACTTGTTTCTAAACTATTCTGTGAAAGATTTGCTAAGTCAAAGGACTTTACCACACTTCCATTTCCACTTGGTTCATTTTTTTGTATTACTTGTAAACTTCCTTCTTTACCACTTAATGTAAATAAATTATCAAACCAGTTTGGATAGTCACTATGTTCTGTAAAGTTATGTAACTCTCCTAATTTGTGTTGAAACATTTGTGTACTTGCTCTACTCCTACTCTTAAAAATATCACCCGTACCATTTACTCGTCTAACTAAATATGGAGAAACTACTCCCCCTTGTAAATATCTTATACCAACTAATCTAAGTACTACTAAAATTTTATTTTGTAAAAAACTTTCATTTATTTCACTTGGATTTGGTATTGTTTCTACACCACCATATGTAATAGATGGGACATTAAAAAAAGGTGTTTGTATATTATCTCCAAAGTCACCATCAACATCAAATAATATGTTGTCATTAAATGCACCCCCAACATTTAGTAAACTATCTCCACCTAACCACGATGGAAACTCTTGTGGTGTAAGTGAAATATCATTAATAACATCTTCATCAAACCCAGTAATTTGTGTTACTGGAGAAGTTACTGGTGTATTTGAATTTATATTTGGAACAAAATTATTAAATGTTTCAATTAATGAATTTACTTCATCAAGTGTGTTAACTGGTAAAACTGCTTCTCCTTGTAGTGCTGTTTTTAATGCTTTTATCTTATTTTCAATGTTATCAGAAAACCCATCTAATGTAGTTACTGCATTATTAAGATTGGATTGTAGAGTAGTAAGAGTTTGACTATTATCACCTATCGTAGTTTGTGCTTCGTTTAAATTTTGAGTTAGTCCCTCAACATCAGTTAATAACCCATCTCTTTCAAGTGTAATTGTACCAAGGTTTGCTGATAATTGTGTAATCTGTGAGTCATCGGTATCAATGGTTGTGAATATAGCAGACTTAGTTAATGTCTTTGGAGAAGTGTTGTCTTCTATACCAGCATTATTTTCACCAGTAACTTCAAATATATAAACACTTTCTGATTCAAATGCTATTGTGATATCCCTATCTGACCCAGCATTACCAATTCGTATACTACCATCTGTAGCAGTAACTTCTCTGTTTAATACAGGTGTACCACTTGAATCAACTTGAACTACATTTGAATTTAAACCAACTCCCTCATTCCCTTCGGGTGAAATTTTGTAAATTGTTATTCTTTTTGATGTAATATTATTCATAGAACAATTTAAAATTATTTGTGTTGGTAACCCATCACTATTTAAATTACCAGTTAATTCAGTAGTTGGTAATCCCGTATTTTCTACTCCACCAGTACCAAATGTTGGTTGTAGTGCTAAAGCTGCTTGTAATGCTGCTACTTCACCTGCTAACGCTGCGTTTTGTTCTACTAAATTAGAATTTTGTGTTCCAAGTGATTCCGAACCCGATTGTAGTAATAAATTTGAATCAGTTTTTTCTTGTAGTTGGTCTTGTAAATCTTCTAAACTAAGACCAAGGTCATCAAGTTGGTTTTGTAAATTGTTTATAAATTCCGGATTAAAAAGAGGTGTACCATCGTTAAATGCGTATACATAACTATCCCCAACACTATTTTCTGGAAATTCATAATTTGTTATTTCACCATATGATGTCTGACCTAAAAGTGTTCCTAAAAAAGCTTGTATTTGTTCGGGTGACATATTACCATTTTGAAGAAAATCTAACGCGTCCCCAAACTTATCTTTTGTTTCTGGTATGTTTTTATCTTTGGAAAATTCAGAGAACTCAGTATTGTATAATTTCTCAAAACTTTCTTTTGTTAAATACTCTTTTAGCTCTGGACTTTTTTCAAATAGACGATTTGCAAAAAAACTATTACCATTACCTTTATTTAAATCAAAAGGTATGTTTAGTGTAATTTTAACATTTGAGAAGTTTCTATTAGAAACTTTTCTTCTTTTCTTTTTTGCCATAATAATTTACTTAATTTTTCTTAATTTTGAAAAAGAATCCATCATCACATATGTCTATTAGACCATTTCTTTCAGTTTTTATTAAAAACCTATAATATCTATTTGGTTGTAATCCATCAGTTCTGATGTCAAAGTAACTACCATTAGAGTCACAAGATATTTTTGTGTATGATGTATCATAAGGAACTACAAAATCATCTGTATGCCCATCTTTGATTGCATAGTAAGATGATGTCGGTAAAAATTTTGTATCTAAAGATTGTAATGTTGTTGTATAACTTCGTGTAGGAAATCTTTCTCTACCAACAATTCTAAACCTAACCCTTTCCCCATCAACATACTCTCTTCTTAGATTTTTAAAATATATAATATTATCTTCTGAAGTTAACTCTTCTAAACTTCCAGTTGAGAAACTTGAGTCATCCCACGCGAGCTCTAACTTTGGTGGAAAAATAGTGTTTGTATCCATTGAGAAAAATGATATTCTACCATGTTCTTCATTTGAAGATTCGTCTGCAGTTGACCTTTTTACTACAAATCCACTATTGTCATACGAACCACTTAACCAATCTTTTACTATATTAGTAACATCCATCCGTAAATCAGTTTGAACACCACTAAAACTCTGAGATGCAGCAGAACTTGTGAACCATGTGCTACCACCTGGGGTTTGTGTATATGACCCAGTTGAGTTTGCATTAAAACTTGCCGTTGCCCAACTATCACCACTATTTGTGGTCGGGTTAAAATTTCTATATTTCCAACTCACTCCACCATTACTTTTAGGATTTTGTAATTTTCTACCAACTCCATTTGAAAAAGATTGTGAAAGTGGGTATGCATAAATCTCATGTTCATATGGAATCCCATATTCTTCTGCAACATTTAAGTTCAAATATGCTTTCCAACCTAAATCAATCGTCCCATCCACTATAGATGCTGAAATTGTGGATATGTCATACTTCTGAACAATACGAGAATTAAATTTATTTGGTGTTGCATCTTTTGTCACAACTTTTTCTAATTCTAAAGATTGGTCTATACCAGTATTCATTGAAGATGAGACTTCATATAAAGTTGCGTCTTTTTCTGGAAAAATATGAATAATCATTACGCTACCACCCTACCTTTAATATCTGTGTTTGGAAATTTTAGTTCAAATATAGCTGGGTCAAGACTTGGATAAACTATGTTATCTCGTGTTGCTTCTTTTATATTATAAACATTACCAGAATAATTTAAATCTACATCGTACTTGTTTACAATTTCTAAACTCGGTACATTAGAAACACCTTCTGTTAGAAACAATACTCTTTGTAAATCTGATACTAATATTGGTTGATTGATTTGCCATTTATCAATTTGAAAGAATTGTTTTACTGCTTCAATACATCTCAATAAAACTACATTGGCATTTTCAGTAGGTACTGGTACTACATCAAAATTAACTCCTATATTTACAATAAAAGCATCTTTAATATTAATAGCATCTGTTAACATTCTATACTGACCAATATAGTTTTTTAAATTTTGTTTTATTGCATGATTTACTTTTACTAATTTTTTATCTGAAGAATATCCCATTGTATATAAATTCATAGCAAGTGGATTTGAAATTCTGTTAATTACTTTTTCGCCATTTTCTTTTTTAGCAACAACTTCACTTTCATTTAACTGCTCGTCTTGTACTATATATGCTTTTGATACTGAACCTAATCTTGGTGGCATATTATATGTTCTAATTATAAAATCTTCTTTTGTTACAACCCTACCTTGTGCTGAAAAGTTTGCCAATGTATTTAGTTTAATCTCCTCAAGAGTTTCTGCACTTGCTCCACCAGTAGCTGGTAGTTCATTATTTACTGCTACAGATGATTTTGCACTTGCCAACTTAGTTGAGTCTTTTCCAAACTCTTCTATTTCTGTGACTAATCTTTTTACGGTGGTTATATCACCTTGTGGAACATTACTATCTATACCACCACCAACAACATATGTATATGTCAAAGTTGTGTTACTTGGAACTTGACCATATGTTCTCGTGTACATAAAGTTTGACGGGTCAACATTTGTATCAACATTGTTCAATCCTTCAGGTAAAGAAGACCCAACATTGTCTGGATTTGGTATAATAAAAGCATCTGGGTTATTTGATATACCACCACCAAATTCTATATTTGTTGTATTATCTGGATTTATCCTTGTAGTAAATCTACGAGATGATTTTTTTAATCTTAAAATATATGGTGCAGTGTCATTATATTGTGCTAATTCTGTATCAAATTTTGCTGTATTTTCTACTTCTTCAAAAATAGTCTCTTGACCAAGAAAAGGTACTTCATACCAAGAGTTATTGTCACTATCTTTACAACTTATTATCCTAATAACATTAGTATCTGGTAACTTTACAGTACCAAATTTTTCAGGTGAACCAAATGTAAATGTTTGTGTTTTTAAACTTGCTGCAGTAGCTTGAACTGATTTTTTTAATAAGTAAAATAGTGGTTGACTTGAACCCTCTTCAATAGAATAAACACTAACATCTGTTGTATCAATACTACTACTAAATGCAAAGTTTACATCTCTATCTGTAATAAAAGTTACTGCACTATTTGATGTTGAGGAAAATTCACTATTTTGTTTTACCTTTAAAGCATATTCGTAATCTGGTTTTGAATTTACCCCAGTCCCCGTTACTGGAACCGTTTGGTAAATATCTAACATCACTTTTGCTGGTGAAGTTACTTTTACTTTATATCCCATTGATTCTGCTATTTCGTATATGTTCTTTCTTTGCTTAGAATGTAATATTAAGTTTTCACGAACTGCATTATCAATGTAGTAGTTCAAAACATCACCTACATATGCTGCCATTTCTATGAACATCATACCAGGTGATGATTCATTAAAATCATTATATGAGTTAGGAAAATATATTCTTGCAAAATCAATAAGATTATTTCTTAATGATGCAAAATCTTTTCCTAAATATTTTACTTCTTTATTTAAAGGTTGTATATTTTCTGCCATTTAATTTCTCATTCTTGGTTTTCACCATTTGCGTTAACAAGTCCATATGTTTCATTTACGGAGATAAATGCCTCGTCAAAATTTTCTATATCATCTCTTAATGAAAACTCTATTTTTATCTTTAATATGTTCCTATCAATATCGTCTGGTGTCTCACTAATAATTATCTGCTTAATTAAAATATACCCCAACCATTGTTGAGCTGCTTGAATTATTGCGTCTTCTATATCTTCTCTTAATATTTCTGGTTTATTTGGTTCAAATAATATATTCCATAAATTAGAACCAAATGTAGGGTGCATCAACCTTTCACCTTTTCTCGTTAATAATAAATTAACAAGATTTGCTTTTGCTTGTTTTATTTGAGAAAAATTTCTTTTGAAATGACCTTGACCATCTGGTACGAAAGGTAAATCAATTCCTACTGCAGTAGAACTATCAAACTTAGATGCCACTGGACCAGGAGTTGCTGGTGGTATGTTTTCGGGTTCAACAAATAAATCTGGTTCAGGTTGATATTGTGCTTCATCCATTATGGTCTAAACCCCCCTTCACCTTTCTTCTTCTCATCAATCTTTTTCATTAGTCCACTATAGTCTTTAGTTAGAGCCTTTGATACCGCATCTGGTAAGTCATCCATACTAACCCCAACAGACTCTGCCGTCTGTTGTGCTACTTGTTGTCTACGACCTTCTGGTGTATAGTCATCGTAACCCATCATACTTGCTAATTTAGAACGATTCATTCCTTGAGCATCTTGTGATGTAAAAGAAAGTTCTTGTTCTGTGGTTTCAGTTGGGTTTCCAATTGATTGAGCAGTTTCATTTAAAATGTCATTTAACATAGGATTATCTTTTACAAACTGCTTTTTTTCTCTTACAAGTTGTACATTCTTCATCCCTTGTTTCATGCTTTTTTCATGATTTATTTTTGGTTTCATAGCTTCTTGAATTGCTTTAGGAACACCCTTTTGTATTTCTTCTCGTACAATTTTACGAATTAGTGTTTCCAATACCTTTACTTGTTTTCCCATATTAACCTCCTATGGTATTAATTTTCCCTTACCGATTTCTATTCCCCATTTACCTTTGTTTGTTCCAGGTATGGGTGGAAATGGTGCCACTATTGTTGCTGGTGACGGAACGGGTGGTGGCCCTAAAACCGTACCTACTCCCGATTGTCCTGGCATACTCAACATCAAAGGGGCAAAGTGATTTCCTTCTATTTCTATACTATTAAATAGTTTCAACACAGCAGATGCTACTCTTTTTGCCATCTTTAATTGAGCAACTTCTATTGGTGTACCTGCTTT